CTACACGGGCGCGGCCGTAACCCCCAACCCGGCGACCAACACCATGTCGCCGACCATGAAGACCTACTATGATACAGAACTGCTGGAGAATGCCCGCTCCAAACTGGTGTTCAACCAGATCGGTAAGAAGCAGGCCCTGCCGCGCAACCACGGCAAGACCGTCGAGTGGAGAAAGTTCAACACGTTTGAACCCTCTCTGGCTCCCCTTACCGAGGGCGTCATCCCCGCCGGTAAGCAGTTCGGCATGACCAACCTCACGGTCGCTGTCGACCAGCACGGCGACTACACCACGATCTCCGACGTTCTGGAGATGCACGCTGTCGATCCCATCATCCTCGGTGCTACCGAAGAGATGGGTGCCGCCGGTGGCGAAACCGCTGACATTCTGACCCGCAACGAACTGCTGGCCGGAACCAACGTGATCTATGCCGACGACATTTCCCAGACTCCCGTGGTGACCCCCCAGTCCCGTGCGGAACTGACCGAGGACTGCATCCTCACGCCGGACATCGTGAACAAGGCTGTCACGATGCTGAAGAAGCAGAAGTCCCCCACCTTCGAGGGCAACAAGTACGTTGCCGTCATTCATCCCTCCGTGGCCTATGACCTGCGGAAGAGTGACGAGTGGAACGAGGCACACAAGTATGACGCCACCGTGCAGATTTTCAACGGCGAGATCGGCGAACTGCACGGATGCCGCTTCATCGAGACGACCAACGCCCCCATCATCAAGGGCGAAGACCTGTCTGTGAATGCCCGGAACCTCACCGTGTCCGCCAATGCCGCGCTTGGTGCTACGTCCCTGTCTGTCTCCCAGACTCTGGTCGCCAGCGAGTGCGTGGGCCGCGTCATCAGCCTTGATGGCCACAACTACACGGTCACCGCCAACACCACCGGTGCGCTGACCATCACCCCGGGCCTTGCCGGTGCCGTTTCGAGCAGTACCACCATCTATCCGGGCGAGGGTCTTGCCAACGGTGACGCCCTGTATGCCACGCTGTTCTTCGGCAAGGACGCTTTCGGCGTTGTCGATCCCGCTGGCATGGGCATGGAAATGATCATCAAGTCCCGCTCCGAAGTGGGCGGCCCGCTGGAGCAGTTCTCCACGGTAGGCTACAAGTTCGAAACCGCCGCCGCGATCCTGTATCAAGAGCGTATGGTGCGCGTCGAGTCCGGCTCCGCCTACAGTTCCGTGGACGACGCGAACTAACAGGAGGTACATATGGCCGGAAGTAGCAAGTCCTCAAAGAAACCGGTAAGCAGACCGGTGAACCGCCCTGTCAGCAGACAGAAGAATGTTTCCAGTTCAAAACCCAAGTCCACTGCCAAACGGCAGGTGAATTGGGACGCCGATTTCGCCGACCCGAGGAAGAACACTATGGGCATTAACTGGGGCAGTGCGAATCCCAAGTTCGACGACGCATTCCTTGCGTCGGCTCGCCAGCAGAAGCGGAGCGGGCAGAACTACAACACCTATGGTTCCGGGCGCGGGCTTGCGAACACGAGAGTCGTCAAGCAGGACGATATCAACACCGGCAAGTACCGCAAATCCAAAGGCCATTAACGGGGGTCTTGTTATGGCGAAGACTACAAAACCGCCTTCTAACCCAAAGCCGAAGCCCGTGAGCAGGCCTGTCAGCAGGCAGAAGAACGTGACCGGGCCAGCCAAGAAAGGCTCCACAAAAACCCGTGGCGTCTTCTGGGACTACGATTACAAAATCGGGTCACAGAAATCATTGGAACCCGGCCCGCATACGCTCGGGTACAAGGGGAAAAGCCTTGACGATATGTACTATGCGTCCACAAAGATGCAGAAGAAGAGCGGTCAAGGATATAACACCTACAGTTCCGGCAGAGGCCTTGGGAATACCACCGTTGTGAAACAGGCCGACATCAACACCGGTGCATACCGGAAAAGAAAAGGCCATTGAGGCCAACAATTCAAAGGAGTGATTCAATATGGCAACGGCTACGACAGCCAAAGAAGCAAAAGCAGTAGAGGCCGTAGAAGAACCCAAGGTTACGATACGGTTGCCCCGGGCGGTATACGGGGAAGAGGACACCTTATTCGTGGGTGTGAACGGAAAGGGATACCGCATCAAGAAAGGCGTTGATGTGGAAGTCCCCCGTTCCGTAGCAGAAGTCCTGCGGAACTCCGAGGCCGCCAAGGATGCCGCTTTACGGTACGCCGAGTCCATGTGAACACCCTGTCCGGGGATGCCCTTACGGGGGCATCCCCCTCTTTTTATGAAAGGAGCGTGATCCTATGACGATTGCTGAAGCGATTGATCTGGTCAACAGGATGACGGTCAACCAGATAAGCGACACCGACAAGATCGCGTGGTTGAGCGACCTTGACCTGCATATATATAAGACAGTTCTCCTGCCACACAACATCCACAGGGAACCGGAGTTCACCGGCTACGGCCCGGATACCGATCCGTCTACGACCTTGCTCGTGCAGACTCCGTTCGACCAGATTTACCGCTGGTATCTGGAGATGCAGATCAACAACACAAACAGCGAAACGGCGCGGTACAACGCCTCGGTGGAGAAGTACAACGCCGCCATGCTGGACTATATGGACTATGTGACGAGGCATTATTTCGCCAAGCCTACGAGAGTTAGGTGGTGGTGATATGTTCTATCCGCAGACGAACGGCCCGGAAACCAGCAGACATATGGTCACGGTGTTCGGTGGGTACAACCATAGAAACCGCATCTCCGACGGTCTGCGAACGTCCAGCCGCACGGGGACTCCGCCCGTGGAATGGTTCGACGAGGAGAACCTTTCCGTTGACCAGTATCCGATGATGGCCCCGGCAAGGATGCCCACAAGGGTTTCCAACACATCGCAGAAGTGCGGCGTGTTCACCTTTACCGGCATAGATGCCAACGACCATCTTGCGTATGTGCAGGCTGTCCCTATCGTTGGCCCCCCGCCTACGACTCTGTACTACTTGCAGGTAGACAACACCGTGACCAATCTCCAGTTGGCCAAGAGCGAGAAGTCGTTCGTGCAGTTCGGCACGTATCTTCTCATCTTCCCGGACAAGAAGTGGATCAACGTGAACGACCTCACCGAGTACGGTGACATAGAGGGATACTACAAGACCGATGTGGCTCCTGCGGTCACGCTGTGCGACAAGAACGGAACGCAGTATTCCGGCTACACGACGTCTTCTACTCCGCCTGCGTCCCCGAATGACGGGGATTTGTGGCTGGACACGAGCGAGGATATCCACGTACTGAAGCGGTTCAGCACATCGAATGCGATGTGGGTGTCCATCCCGACGACCTACCTCAAGATCACGGATACAACGTTGCGGGACATCCCGTCGTTCAGCGGGATGGCGGTCGGCGACGGAGTTACGTTCTCCGGGTTTGCCGCCGCCGGTACAGGCATAGAAGCGCAGGTGGCCGCACTGAACGGTTCCCACATCATACAGGGCATCGGGAGCAAGTACTTTATCATCATCGGGATGGTAGACCAAGCGTTCACCAACGACGCCAAGGTGGAAGTAGAGCGTACCGTGCCGGATATGGACTACGTCATTGAGTGCAACAACCGCCTGTGGGGATGCAAGTTCGGCGTGGTCAACGGGCAGAACATCAACGAACTGTACTGCTCCGCCCTCGGCAGTTTCAAGAACTGGGAAGTATACGAGGGGTTATCCACAGACTCGTGGCGGGCAAGCGTCGGCGCGGCCGGGGCTTGGACGGGAGCGGTCAACTACAACGGATACCCGACCTTTTTCAAGGAGCGGAGCATCCAGAGAATCTACATCAGTTCCACCGGAGCGCATCAAGTGTTTGCTACCGAAGCAGACGGCGTTGCCGTAGGCAGTTCCAAGAGTCTGGTCATCATCAACGGCGTCCTGTATTACCTCTCCCATTTCGGCGTTATGGCCTACACGGGAACCTATCCCACGAAGATTTCGGAAGCGATCCCGTACTACCTCGGCAACGGAGTGGCCGGAGCCTTGGATCAGCGGTACGTTCTGTCCGCGGAGAAAGACGGGCTGGTTGACCAGTACGTGACGTTCATCTTTGACAGCGAAACAAGGATATGGCACAAGGTATCCCCGCATCGGCCTATCAACTACTCGCCTCTGCACCATCAGTTGTGCTACGAAACCTACTACACGGCTACGGCAAAGACCGGCATTTGGGAAGTAGGAACGGTCGGCTGGGATACGGACACGACCTACGACGATTGGTTTGCCGAGTCCGGCGTCATCGGCCTCAACTTTGAGGACAACAAGTATCTGTCCCGGTTCATCTTCCGCATTAACCTTGCCGCCAATTCGTGGTGCGAGTTCTACGTCCAGTACGACTCGGACGGAATATGGCACAAGGAAGGACGGTTACAGGAGAAAGGCCTGCAATCGTTTATTCTCCCCGTCCAGCCGAGACGGTGCGACCACTTGAAGTACAAACTGGTCGGCCACGGAGATTTCATCCTGTATTCCATCAGCGCGACGCTGGAAGTTGGGAGTGACGAGTAATGTTCAATCTGGACAAGCCAAACACTTTTGAGTCCACGCCGGAGACGGCACGCGTCTACGAGTATCTGTGGAAATCCGTGGAGTATATGAACATGGCCCTTAATGCCATCGACCCGGCGCAGATAGAGGGCAAGGCCCTGTCGAGGATCGTCAAGGAGATCGTTGGTACGCCAGCACAGAACGCACCGGATATTTTCAACGCCTTTGTCCACCGGACGACGGCAAACGAAGACGTGACGACCGACGACGGGACGATGTCCGTCACGCTGAATCTGCGAAAGTATATGGGCCTCGTGTTCGTCCACGTAGGCCCTACGATGTCCAATATACCCGTCAATGACACGACGGACTTGAACCCGATTCCCGCCATCTACCGGCCAATGAAAACCGAGACGATGGATTGGACAGACCCCAATGGTGACCGGTATCGTTTGTATCTCTATGCAAACGGCAACGCGAAGATACACAACTACAGCAACACGCTGAACGCGTCGATCACCACAAACATCCATATGGTATTCCCGGCGGCAACGCTGTAAGAAAGGAGAAATGCACATGGCAACCTATGAAGACCTCATTAAACAGGGGTATCAAGGAAGCGCAACGGTAAAGAAGTACCAGACGCAGTTGGACAACGCGCTCACGCAGAAGCCTGCGGACTACAAGTCCGGCTATGCACAGCAGTTGGACAGCCTGTACAAGCAGATCACCAATCTGTCCCGGCCTGCGGAGATGGAGTCCCTGTACGGCCAGATCACGAACCGCAAACCTTTTGCCTACGATCTCAACGGGGATATGCTCTATCAGCAGTACAAGAACCAGTACCAGAACCTTGGGCAGAGGGCGATGCGTGACACGATGGGGCAGGCGGCGGCTCTTACTGGCGGCTATGGCAATACCTACGCGCAGAACGTCGGCCAGCAGGCGTACAACCAGTACCTCACGCAGTTGAACGACAAGATTCCCGAACTGTACCAGTTGGCCAGATCGAACTACGACACCGAGACGGACAACCTGTACAAGATGTATCAGTTGGCGAGCGACCGGTACGACGCGGACAAGACAGACCTGTATCAGCAGTACAGCCTCACGAAAGACCGTGACGATACCGACTACTCACGCTGGGCAGACCAACTCGCCTCGTGGCGTGACGATGTCAATCTGTACAACAGCCTGTTCCAGAACGAGCGCACGTTTGACTACGGCCTGTGGAACGACAACATCGCCTACCTTATGAAACTGGCCGAGATGGCCAACGCCGGTAGCGGCGGAGGCGGAAGAGGGAGACGAGGAAGCGGTTCCAGCGACGAGGACGAAGCCGGTGAACTTGTTGCGCCCGCGTCTATGGCCGGTATCTCTGCCGGATTGCAGGCCGCTGTTGCGGCCGCCGCACAGCAGACGAAGAAGACAAAGAACAACGACTACTCCAAGAAAAATTCCGCAAGGTACACGGAGAAGACACCATATTAAAGGGGGATGCCTATGTCCTCAAGCACGAAGAAAAAGAAGACCTCGGCAGTAGCAAGCGCGGTAGCGGCCGCTGGCAAAAAGGCGGAGCAGACCGCAAATGCGGGCAAGGTTACAAGCAAGGTCACGACGTCTACCAAGA